ATGTTTCGTACAGAGGGCTGGAAAGTATTAATGGATGAGCTTAGAAATAATGCCATCCAAATAAATTCTGTAGAAGTAACGAAGGACAACGAGGACTTACATTTCCGTAAGGGACAGTTAAATATCCTTGCCTTCATGCTTAATATGGAGTCTACCGTTGAACATTATATAGAGGATAGCAATGATTCTGTTTGATTTTGTATGCAAGTATGCTCATGTAAATGAAAAACTTGTTTCACGTGAAACTAAACAGATTGATTGTCCTCAATGTAATGAGGTAGCAACGCGAGTCATCCCTGCTGTCAGGTGTAGTCTCGACCCCGCTTCTGGACATTTTCCAGGTGCAACAGACAAGTGGGTTCGTTCCAGAGAGCAGAAGATGGCATTAGAACGTAAGGCAGCCGAACAATAGTCCAGAAGGGTAGCTATAGTCGGTCTTAACGGAGTTTAATAATGGCAACACTAATTGACCCAGTAGAGGTAGATGAAGTAAATAGCGTGGAAGAACCTGTCCAAGAAGAAGTAACCACTTCGGAAGGGGAAGCAGAACTTGCACCAATGTACCAAGGTAAGACGATAGCTGAAGTAGCTAAGATGCACCAAGAAGCTGAAAGCCGATTGGGAAGTCAAGGCGCTGAAGTTGGAGAATTACGAAAGGTAGTAGATAACTTCATTCTTAAACAGTCGGAAACAAAAGCACCTGAACCTGCTGAAGAGATAGATTTTTTTGCTGACCCTGACAAAGCTGTAGAAAGTAAGATTGCGAACCACCCTGCTATTAGGGAGGCTCAAGAAAATACTCTACGGATTAGACAAGACCAAGCTAAGCAGGAGTTAATTAACAAACATCCAGACGCGCAAGAGATTATTCAAAGCTCAGATTTTATTAACTGGGTAAAGAGTGATGATATTCGCATTGAGCTTTTAACTCGTGCTGACCAACAGTATGACAGTAAAGCTGCTGACAATTTGTTTTCTCAATGGAAACAGATTAAGCAGATGTCACAAACTGCTGTTCAAGACGAGAAAGATGCTAGAAAGGATGCTGTTAAGAAGGCTTCTACTGGTGGGGCTAAAGGTAGTTCTGAAACCCCATCTAAAAAGATTTATCGAAGGGCAGATATTATTGAACTTATGAAGACTGACCCAAGGCGTTATCAAAGCATGGAACCCGAAATTCGTCGGGCGTATGCAGAGAAGCGCGTAAGATAAAGGAAATTAAACATGGCTGGTGAAACTTCTGGTGCGTTTTTTACTGCAAACGCAACTGTAGACAAAACCGCAGCGAATACTTTTGTACCTGAAATATGGTCTGACGAAGTAATTGCTGCTTATCAAAAATCTCTGAAGATGGCTCCTCTTGTTAAGACCATGACTATGTCTGGTAACAAGGGTGATGTTATCCACATTCCTAAGCCTGTTCGTGGCGCGGCAAATGCTAAGCAAGAAGCCGTAGCTGTAACTATGCAGGCTAATCTGGAAAGTGAAACCACTATCACTATCAACCGTCACTACGAGTATTCTCGTCTGATTGAAGATATTGTTGAAGTCCAGGCTCTTGCCTCACTCCGACAGTTCTACACTGAAGATGCTGGTTACGCTCTTGCTAAGCAGGTTGATGATGACCTGTTCCGCGCTGGTACTGGTTTCGGTAGTGGTACGTTTGACCTGACTGTTCCTGTTACTGGTACTTGTACTGGTACTGCATGGGAAGGCGCAAACACTTACTTCAATGACGCATCTAATGGTCTGACCGCTTACACTGACGATACTGTATTGCCTGCTGACGTATTTACTGATGCTGGCTTTCGTGCATTGATTAAGCTGATGGACGATAACGATGTCCCAATGACTGACCGCGCATTTATCATTCCACCTGCGCTGCGTTCTGCAATCATGGGTACTGAGCGTTATGTATCTGCTGACTTCCGTGAAGGCGCAACTGTCCAGTCTGGTCTGATTGGTTCAGTATATGGAATTGACGTTTACGTCTCTTCTAACTGCCCACTCATTGAAGACTCAACTTCAAACACTGCAACTGGTGCTTCTGCTGATGTTCGCGGTGCATATCTTATCCACAAGGATGCCCTTGTACTTGCTGAGCAAATGAGCGTTCGTTCACAAACTCAGTACAAGCAAGAGTATTTGTCCACTCTGTACACTGCTGACACCCTCTATGGTGTTCAAGCACACCGTCCAGAAGGTGGCTTCATCCTTTGTGTCCCTGACGTATAAGTTAGGATAGGCTGGGGGGCGTAATGCCCCCTAGTTTTTAATATGAAAAAGAAAGACCCAAGACTAGAAAGAGCAGGTGTCTCTGGTTTTAACAAACCTAAGAGGACTCCTAATCACCCTACTAAAAGCCACGTTGTTGTAGCTAAATGTGGGGACGGAAGTATTAAGACAATTCGCTTTGGTCAGCAGGGCGTATCTGGTGCTGGCAAGAATCCGAAGACAGCAAAAGAAAAGGCGAGGAGGAAGTCTTTTAAGGCGCGTCACGCAAAGAACATTGCTAAAGGTAAATGTTCAGCAGCTTACTGGGCAGATAAAGTTAAGTGGTGAAATAAATGGCTACAATTATTACTAAGTTTTCCTCAACTTCGTCAGCCGTACCTACGGCTTCAGACTTAGTTCAGGGTGAGCTTGCTGTAAATACCGCAGACAAGAGACTGTTTACTGAGAACAACAGTGCAGTAATTATTGAGCTTGGAACTAATCCATCTTCAATTACAACTGGA